CCTCATCCCTCCGCCCTCATCGCCATTCCTGATGGTGAAGGCCTCACTGTGTTTCATCCCTCATCCCTCCGCCCTCATCCCTTTCTACTCCCCGTCATCGACTTCAGCAATTCCTTCTGTTGCTCCCACGTCTGCCCTCTTCCATCCTGCCTACCCTGTCCATCCTGTTTATACTCTTCCCCAAACTTCGGCATAAACTCCTCCGCCGTGTAAGGCTCTCTCCGCTTCTCAGGATCCCGGTTGATGTTTGCCAGCAGCGCCATCAACATCCCAAAACGCAAATCGGCGCGCTCCTCCCCAAACGGCTCCAGCGAGTAATACGCCATCCACTCACTGATCGACCGTGACGACAAGCGCGCCAGCAGCGCATCGACATCGATTTCTCCCACGGCCAACGCTAATCGATAGATAAACCTTCGTGTTGGCCGTTCGATGAGTTTTTTGTTAAATCCTCCATGTCCTGCGAGGATAGACCGCTCAATCGCATCGCCACATCATAGACGCGCTGGAGCGCCGCCGCGCTCTTTTTCGCCAGCGCCTTCACGTCGTCATCCGTAAACAGCCGCGCGCCCGCCTCGTCCACGCACGAGCGCGCCACCAGCTTCGCCCGCGCGTTGACCAGGTTCCACTGCGGATTATTCCCGCGCAGCTGCATCAGTGTCGCCTCGTAGGCATCGCGCTCCCAGCCGGTCAGCGACTGCACCAGCACCTCGCCGCCCCATTCCGGCACGCCCACCGTCTCGCGCGCCAGGTCTACCGCCTGCAAAATTTGCTCGCGTGTTAGCATCGCCATATTTTATCCTTGTATCCTGTCCATCCTGTAAAACATTCCCGGCCTACGTCCAAATCATCGCGCCCGTGATCTTCAGCGTCACGTCCGCCGACAACACCCCTCTCACAGGGGCCTTCATTCCGAACTTCGTCACGAGCGCCGAAAAATCCACCTGCGAACTATCCGGGAACACGATCCTGAAATTGGCCGCGGCCCGCGCGTTCTTATAATACTGCAATCCCGTCATATCGTCCTGGGTCGGATCGTCCGGCACGAACCACATCGGAAACGAGATCTCGCCCGAGTCGATCAGCGACGCGATAAACTCCTTGCGCGCCTGCGGACTCGAATGACTCGTCACCTCAATCGTGTCCACCGAATCGGCAGGTCCGTCGATGTCTCCCACCTCTGCGATGGTCGTGTAACTCGCGCTCGTCCCTCCCGTTCCACTCCCCAACTGTACCAGTGTTCCAAATGCTGCAATCGCGTCGCTCATCGTATCCTCCTGTTTGTCATTTGCTCATTTGTCATTTGTCATTATTCAAAATGCCACACCGACACATCCATCCGCACCACCGGCACCACAATCAACGGCGTCGTCTGTTGCCCGCTCGCGCCGATATTCTCGCCATCCATCTCATTCTCGATCGTCGTCCCCTGGATCGTCAGCCCGCCCTGCGTGTTTCCCACGAACCCCGCGAACGAATCCCAGCAATTCCGCAGCGCCTCCGCCGTGTCTTTCGCGTCCGCGTAATCATCCGCCTCGATCGTAAACTGAAACCGCGACATCGCCAGGTGACTCGACTCAGCGTGTGCCTGGTGTTTCACGCTCGAAATCTTCTGGTACGCGATCGCGGGCAGCGGCACATCCTGCGGCACAAACAGCGGATACACCCGCGTCCCGACCAACTCAAACAAGTCCGCGTCGCTCACCATCTTAAAATAAACCGCTTCCTCAATCGTCGTCATTCCTATCTCACTATTGCACTATCCAACTATCGCACTACTTCACTATCAAACTTCTTCTTCCTCTCCACTCTCCACAATCGCCCTTCTCGCCTCAATCGCCTTCCGGAACGTCTCACCAATCACCGCCACCGCCGCCGGGCTTTTCTCATCCATTGCGGGCCTCAGCCACGGATGCGCAGCCATCCCCGGATGACTCACCGACCCGATCACCACCAGCCCCGATCTCCCCTCGAACACCAGCGGCGCCCCCGTGATCTCATGTCGGCTCACGCCCGTTTCAAAATATCTAAACCACCACTTCTTCTTCGACGGCGCAACCGCCATCGTTATAACACCGCTCATCAATGACACCGCTTGAATCCGCGTATGCTTCGCGGGCCTGCCCAGCGCCGCCGCGTTCATCTCAGCCTGGCTCTGCACAACCTTCGCCCCGTTGCGCATCGCCGTCCGCGCCGTGCTGCGCACATTCCCGCCCAGCGCCTGCAATTCCTTCAGCAGGTTCTCCCCGCCCTCAATCCTCACCGTCGTCGTCGTGTTTGTCATTTTTCATTTGTCATTTTTAATTGCTAGACCGCTTCCGTGCAATTCAACACCATCTCGCGCCCGACATTATCCGCCACCACCGACGCAATCTCCAGCACTCTCGCATTCCACAGCACCCGCCACGTCGGCAGCACGCCCGCGCGATTCCTGATCGCTATCGTGTGCGTCAGACTCGCGCTGGCCCTGTTCATATCGATCGTCTCATCGCCGCTCGTCGTCTCGACCCGCGCCCATACCGTCGCCACGTCGCTCCACGTCACCACCGGCGCGCCAAATTCATCCTGCGTCGTCGTCGGCTCTTGCAGCGTAATTCTGTGCCTCAGCTCTCCCGCTCTCATCTTCTATCCCGCTATCCTGTTTGTCCTGTTCATCCTGTAAAATTCCTAAAATGATCTCGCGCTATTCAGCGCCAGCAGCGCCTTCACTCCAAAATCAATCGGCCTGCTCACCGCCCCCACCGTCACGGCCTCTCTATTCTCGTACCAATGTCCGACCAATAACAGCATCGCCTGTTTGATCACGATCGGCATGTAAGCCGTCTCATCCCAGCCCGCCACATACGTCACGCAGATCGCGTTATAGTCGCGCAGCACCACCAGCGGCCAATTCTGCAAATACCGCAAATGCACCACGCCCGGCACGCTCACCGTATCGGCCGCATAGACCGTCGTCGGCAGCGTGTATTTCACATCGTTCACGTCGTAGTATTCGACGCTCGTCACGCTCTGCAATGGCGGCCGCGGCAGTTCAATCTCATCATCCAGCGGCCAATCCTCCAGCCACAGTTCGATCGTCTGCGTGCAATACGCGCACCAATCGATCGCCTCGCAGTATTCGCGCGCCGCCTGAATCAACCCGACGATCAGCGCATCATCGTCGTCAATATCGATCCGGCATTGCGCCTTCGCTTCGGTCAGCGTCACCGGCTCAAACGTTGGCGGAGTGATTAACCGATAAGTCATCGCTTCATCCTGTAAATCCTATCCATCCTGTTACTCTTCTTCATTTCTTCGGCCTGGCTAATCCGCCCTGCGGCACCAGATACTCCCCGTACTTCGCCACGGTCAACACCTTCTCTTCAGGATCCGGCTGATCAGCCAACGTCACCGCCTGATCGAACGTCACGGCCACCGTCGTCGCATTGACGTTGCCGATTTCGCCGGATTGGAATTGTGGTGAGCTCATAGAGTGATCCCATAGCGCGCCGCTAGTTCCGCCTCTACTGCGGCGCGGGCGGTAGCATCAAGAGCGGGCGCAATGATTCGCAAGGCGCACATGTCGAATTGCGTGTATTGATCGTTGACTAAATCGCCCGTGGCGTTTATCCTCAGCGGTTCAGAATTGCTAAAATCCGGTATCCGTACCACACCGGATGAATTATTTGACAATGTTCCATTCATATAAATATTTAATTGAATGGCTGTCTTCTCAAAGGCTAACACTTTCCCGACAACATTACCGGTGGGCCTTTGCACATCGGTATGATTGCCTCCGGCATCTTGTAGCCATATGTTAGGTGTTACGATGCCCTCTATGATCCACCCCGCTCCATCACCCGTATTGTTCAGTTTCGAGATAATGGGGAACCCTGCGTTTGCATTGGCCGGGGTTGTGTCCGAAAGCGACTTCAATACTAAAAATACAGTGAACGATTCACAATTGTCGAATATGTTTGCGCCTAACATCCACGTCCCAGACTCAAAATAAACGGTCGGATAACCGTCACCGAAATCTTCTACATAGACCGGACGGGCAGCGCCCGATTGTGTAAAATCGTTGCCATCTACGCTCTGATCGGCCCACACCGATACCGGATCGCCATTACTCAATACCAGCGTATCCGCCTCAAGATCGAGCAATGGCACAGGCCCGCCGCTGACATTATTCGTCACCGCCTGCGCCGCCACATCCTGCAATGGCGTCCCACCACTCTCCGCCACGATGTGACCGCCGGCCTTGGCATACTCCCACGTCACACTATCGCCCTCTGCCACTGCCGGGATGGTGTAACGGATGACGGCGTGATCGGTCTGCCGCTCTGCCGCTGAAATCGCCACGGCCTCGCCGTTGACTTTGATCGTCACCCCGTCCGCGTAAGTCGCTGTCATTCCCTAATCCTATAAATCCTGTTCATCCTGTCAGTTCACTTTTCGCCTGGCCCGCTTCGCCGGTGTCTCGATCGGCATCTCTTCCGCCGTTATAACCGGCGCGGTCCGTTGTTCCGGCTCCAGCGGCACGCCCAGCTCTGGCGTCAGCGGCACGCCCATCGGATGCAACAACTGCACCGGAATCTGCCCCGGATCGATATATCCAACCCGCGCCAACTCGACCGCCTCTTCCAGCGTCAGCTCGATCTCGCCGCCTTTTGTCAGCTGCACGATCCGCCCGGCCGCGAACGCTCGCACCGTTTCCACTGCCAGATATTTCATCACGTTGTTCCTCCGATTCGCAAACGGATGCAGCCACACGCCTCCGTCGATGTGAATCACCGGCACGTCGAAGCGCCCGTAACTCACGAATCTCTTTCTCAAACAATCCTCGGAGAATCTCAGGTCCGGGCATTCGTTCGCGTCCCGCGGCTGCGCTCCCGTGAACTCCACCGCTTCCAGCACATTCCGCCTGATCAGCGTGCAGCCGAACCCGACCCCGCTCACGCGGTGAATCTTTCTCTCGCGGGCCTCTTTCAACTCCCGCTTATACCCGCTCAGGCTCATGCCCAAATTGCGATCGTTGATGTATTGAAACGTGCTGATATGCCGTTGCCCGTGCCGCAGCATGTAAGGCGCATACACCACGTCGCCGGGCGTGTCCAACAGCCGCCCGACCGCTTCTTCGTCCGGCAGCACGTTGTCGTGCTCCACCGTCAGCAGCGTGTCCCACTTGCCATTCAGAAAATACTCGCGCGCCTGGCGGTACTGGTGTAACACGTTGCGATGTTCAGGCTTCCCCTGCTCCGTCACGACTGGATAGGGATTATCCGTTGTCACGTGCCAATCAAAATTAACGCCCGTCTGCGCCTTGATCATCCGCTCGCATTCGGGATGCACCGCATCCTCGCCCGTCTCAGGATCGATCCACGTCGCCGTAAAAATCAACACGCTCGCGTCTGAGTGCATCGCGCTCCTTCCCCTCTCCTTTTAGGAGAGGGGTTAGGGGTGAGGTTCTTACGCCGTCGGATGCTTCCCGTACAAAATCGCGTCAGCGTTCGTGACCTTGTAGACGATGCGCGTGTAGTAGTGCAGCAGCTTTCGCCCGGTCGATGCCTTGCTATAAGGATCGTAAAGGAACACTAATGGCGTCTCGCGCATTCCCACATACGAGTAATTCCCGAACGCCATCGACTTGTTTCCAGATCCGACGGCCGCCAGGAACGAACTCGCGTACACCGGGAACCCGCCCAACGAACTCGGCGACATGCCGCCCGGCGGCGTCGCCTGATACAAGAACGGATCGCCCGTGATCTTGCGATACTTGCCCAGCGTCGCGCGGTTCATCACGAACGCCGCGCTGTCGGCGTACTCCGCCTGGAGCGCATACGCCATCGTCTCCACGTCGCCCGCTGTGGCGGCCGCCGCCGCCGCCAACGCCACACTCGTTCCATCAGCCAGGATCTCCGTGACCAGTGCTGTGTTGTGCGTCAACGCCAGCGCGCGGCCCACGTAGTTCGTCAGGAACGTCATCAGCCCGCTGTCTTCCATGTCCAACAAGTCGTTGGTGATTTCAATGTCCTTCGTGAAATTGACCAGCGTCAGCGCCGCCTTATTGAACGCAGGCGCATCGGCGTCAAACGTGCCTGGCGTCTCGCCCGTCGCCACGAACACATTCGCGCTGCCGGTTTCGATCGGGACATTCATCGTCGTGCCGCGCCCGCCGTTGTATGGCGTCACACCCAGCGGCCCGAACAGCGCCGATTCGTTCCGCTTGGCGACGATGTCGTTAAAATGTTCAGTCGGCACCAGTACACCGCCATCCGCGGCCGTCCCGACGTTCAAATCGGTCGCATTGCTGGCCGCCATGAAATCGCTGTGCTGGCCCTCTTCCAGACCGCGCAGCGCGGCGCGATCGCCGGTCCGGATGTAATACGCCGTCGCCTTAATCTCAGTGTCACCGACTCCCGTCCGGCGGTTGAAATTCGGCGCGCCCGGCAGCGCGCTGTTGCGGCGCGGCTCGACCGCCTGCACTTCCTGCTCCAGCGCAGCCAGATGATCGTCCCGATCGATTTTCACTTTCAACGCATCGATCCGCCCGATCGTTTCGTCATACTTCGTCTGCTCTTCCGCAGTCAAATCTCGGCTTTCGGTTTCAGCCACATCAAGCATAGCGCGCGCCTGGCTGATCAGCGTCGCGCGTTGGTCCTTCAACTCACGGCTCATCTCTGCACACTCCTCTTAGATTTTTTCGGCCAATTCAAGCCGACGCCTTAACAGCGCCAGGCGATCGCCTTCAACGTCATTCCCGCGTGCTTCTGGCGGGAATCCATCTTTCCCCGCCTTCATCCCCGTCAGCCGTCTCATCGTCTCATCGCTCGTCGCAATGTGATCGATCATCCCGGCCGCCTTCGCATTCACGGCCGTCAACACGCGCCCCTGTCCGTAGGTTTCTCGGACCGTCGCCGCCTTCACGCCGCGCCCGCGCGCCACGTCGGAAACAAACAGCGCATAAGCGTCATCGACGATGCTCTGCAAATGCGCCTGGGCCTCTTCGCTCAACGGCTGATCGGGATTCGCTTCCGTCTTATATTTCCCCGCGCTGATGTACGTGGTTTTGATTCCCCACTGCTCCATCATCGCGCTATAGTCTTTATGCACCGTGAACACGCCGATCGACCCGACCAGCGCCTCCGGCGTCGCAATGATTTCATCGGCCTGGCTCGCCAGCCAGTAAGCCGCCGATGCCGTTAGAGAATTTGCCAGCGCGACGACGTGTTTCTTACCGCACAGCGCCCGCACTTCGGCCGCCAACTCTGGCACGCCGCTCACCTTCCCGCCGGGCGAATCGATATTCAACAGCACCGTGCTCACAGACGGATCCGCGCCCAGCCCGCGCAGCGTCTGCGTCAATCGTTCCACCGTCACCCCGCCGCCGAAGAGGCTCGACCACAGCGAATCCCGGTGCGTGATCGTCCCTAAGATCGGCACCACCGCCAGTCCGCCCGTCTTCGGTCCCGGCCTCGTGATTGCCTCCCTCTCCCCTTGGGAGAGGGCCGGGGTGAGGGTACGAGCCTCTACAATCGATTCTGCCGAAAAATTGTGCAGTGCCGCCCGCAAAAAATCGGGCAGGATCGCCCATACCTCGCTCTGTGCGTGCATCATCAACTGCGGCGCACTCATTGTCATCCCCGCGTGCTCCGTCATTCCCGCGTGCTCTTGGCGGGAATCCATATCCTCATTCTTCAACGTCGGAGGTTCCTTTCCATCATCGCGGATGTGTTGGTCGTACACGCCCTGATAATCCGTTTGCGGTATCACCGTCCCGGTCCGCCCGCCGTTCAAAATCCCGATGCCCGCGCTGCACCCGTTCGTATTCGCATCGCCCGGTTCGTCGGCCTTGTCGTCGTACCATACAAAAATTTTTCCGCAGTACGCGCGCTTCTCTCCCGACAGCACTTTCGTTTTCTGCGCAGGCCCATCCCACGCCGTCTCTGTGGTTCCCGTCGTGTGTCCCTTAAATTCTGGCATCAGGTTGCCCCCGTTCCGACCGGCGCGGCCGTCCCCGCCGGGTTCATATTCAACGGCGTCAGATACGTCTTGCCCTGCCCGCCGGGTAATGGATTCATATTCTCCAACGCCCTCACATCGTCGGCACTCAGCCAGCCCCAATTACGGCCGGTCGCGTAGGCGTTGTACCGGCTCACGATGTCACCGCGCAGCAACCCATCGACCAGGTATTCCGCGTAATACTGCCCGCGCTCAGATGGTAGCAGCAGCCTCTGCCGGATCGCCTGCTCATCACGCACCAGCCACGGCCGTAAGGTATGCACCACAAAGTCGAGGGATAGTTGTTCGATGTTGCTGAAAGTGGCGTGGCTCAGATCGCCGATGAACGACAGCGGCACCCTGAAGATCCGCGCCACTTCCTCTACCTGGAAGCGCCGCGATTCCAAAAATTGCGCGTCGTCATTCGGCATCGTGAGAGGATTAAACTTGGTTCCTTCTTCTAATAGGATCGTCTTGCCGGCATTCTCGACGCCGACGTATTCCGCGTTAAACGATGACTTTAATCGGTTGTAAGCCGGTTCGCTCATCTGGCCCGGCGATTCGAGCACGCCCCCGGCCCGCGCGCCGTTCTCAAACACCCGCGACCCGTGCCGGTTGAGCACCATGCCCAGCCCGACCGACTCCCTAAAGATGCCGATCATCGTCATGCCCACGAGTCCATTCATGCTCAATCCCGGCACGTGATAGATCTGTTCCTTGCTATAGGTGATCGGCGTGCCCAGAGGATCGCGGTACTCGTAGATCAACTCATTGCCCCGATCGCGCTTCGGCGTCATCGACTGCGGCAGCAGCGGCCACAGCTCGCGCACCCGGCCCGCTCCGTCTGTGATGATTTCGCTGTAGGCATTGCCCCACAGTAGTTTATGCATCATCGATGTTTCGCGCCACTGGAAACTCGTCATCTCATCATTCGGCGCATCGTGCAGCACGGCGTACAGCGGATGATCGTCCGCGCGTTCCTTGCTCCCGTCGGGCAGCCGTCGATACGTGATCAGCGGCAGGCCTGCCACGCTCTCGCCTAGCACGCGCACGCAGGCCAGCACCGCGCTGAACGTCAGCGCGCTCTCCGGCGTCACCCTGATCCCGCTCGCCGACATCGACCCGCCCGCCAGCGCCGCCACGATCTCACCCATCGTATCCGCGCGCCGCCCGGCGGCCGCCCCCGCCGTATCTGGCGATACTGCAGGCGCGATCGTCTTTGCCTTTCGTCTGAACCTGCCGAATAAATCCATCCTGTGTACCCTGTGCATCCTGTCGAATAAAACGCAAAACGGCGCAACCTCGTCAGAGATTGCGCCGTGTG